ACCTTCTCCAATAGAGCGGATAAAAATACGTAAAGGGGTGTAATTATGCATGGAGAAGAAAAAGATTGAAAAACAGGTAATTAGTGATATGCAGACACTGGGAACGTATAAACCTGAATATGGAGATATTATAAAGACGTATATTAATATGGTCTACGAATATAGACATCTTTCTAAGTTGCATGAAGAATCCGGCTTTAAGTTAGAAGAAGAATACACAAATAAAGCAGGAGCAACGAATATGAGAAAGACAAATATCCTAGGTCGAATTGAAAAGCTAGAATTATCCATGGCTCAATATAGTGACCGCCTGTGCCTCAACCCTAAAGCCTTAGAAAATATTGCGGTAGAAAAAGAAACTAAATCTAAATTGGCAAGCGTGTTGAGTAGCATTGAATAAAAAATTTAAAAACTATGACATTGTCATAGGATATGCAAACTCTATCATTGAGGGTAGGAAAGTAGCCAATAAAGAAACGATTCAGATGTGTAAACGGTTTTTGGATGATTTGGATAATGATGATTATGATTTTAACCCCAAGGATGCGGAAACAGTTATTCAGATCATTGAAAAAACATTTGTACACCAAAAAGGCGAGAACATGGACGGATATCCTTTAAGAGGACGACCATTTTTGTTAGAACCATGGCAAAAGTTTGTAATCTACAACCTTCTTGGTTTTCTACATAAGGGAACTATCTTAAGGAGATATAAAGAAGCGTTTATCATGTTGCCACGTAAACAAGGTAAAACGCCTTTTATGTCAGCATTAGCATGGGGTCTCGGTGTATTAGAAAGAAAGTCTGGTGCGGAGATCGTTGTAGTTGGTGCATTGTTAAAACAGGCGTTACAGAGTTTTAACTTCCTACTTTACAATCTGGAACAAATGGGAGAAGCAGAAAACTTCAGAATCCTTAACAACAACCAAGAGCATAGTATCAGTGGTGATTTTGGCGATGGGTATATGAGGATAGAAACCATTGCTGGTAATAGTGACCGCATGGACTCACTTAATACATTGATACAGATACTTGATGAACTGCATCTATACAAGTCCGCTAGTCAATATAATACGATTAAGGAATCGGGTAAGGCTTATCGTAACAGTTTATGCATCGGTATCACCACAGCAGGCGATAACATGAATAGTTTCTGTTACAACCGAAAGAAATATGCCCAGAAGGTACTAAGTGGAAGTGTTAAAGATGATCAAATGTTTATCTTTATTGCTAAAGCGGACGAAGATCCAGAGACGGGTGAAGTCGACTACACGGATCCGAAAGAGCACGAGAAAGCGAACCCTAACTATAATGTATCTGTATCCGGTGCGGAATTAATGAATGACGCTTTACAGGCACAAAATGATCCGCAACAAAGAAAATCATTTCTTGCTAAGTCGTTGAACAAATACACAGCGGCGATGAAAGCATACTTTAATTCTGATGAGTTTATCACCTCCGATAGTAAATATAATTGGACGATAGAGGAACTAGCCAAATTACCCATCGAATGGTACGGGGGTACGGACTGTTCTAAACTCCATGACTTATCGGCCACAGCGTTATACGGAGAGTATGAAGGTGTAGGAATCGCAATCACTCACGCTTATTTCCCTATTGTAGCGGCTCATAGAAAAGCGGAAGAAGATAACATTCCGTTATTTGGTTGGCAAGATGACGGTTGGTTGACGATGAGTAACAACCCTATTGTTAACTATTCCGATCTTATCAACTGGTTTGTAAAGATGAAAAAGAAGGGTTTTAATATTAAACAGGTTGGTTTCGATAGGAAATTCGGAGAAGAATTTTATATCGGAATGAAAAGAAAAGGGTTCAATATTATCGAAGAACCTCAAACATATCTAAATAAAACGCAAGGATTTAGACGCATCGAACAAAAGGCGAAAGAAGGAAACTTCTATTACCTGCATTCGGATGCGTTTTTATATTGTCTCCAAAATGTAAGAGGGATCGAAAAGATAGACGATGCTATACAGTATGAAAAGGTATCGGACGAAATGAGAATTGACATATTTGATGCTACGGTATTTGCTGCTGTCCGATTGATCCGAAACATGGAGAAAACAAATAAGGCTACAGACTGGCTGAGGAGGTGAGCGAATGGGATTATTAGATATTTTTAGACGAAAGAAAAGAGCATCACCTAATGATTCGGGTTGGTTTTTAACGACAGACGCTTATGACACGTTATGTATACCCGGTTATACAAGGTTGTCAGACAACCCAGAGGTAAAAATAGCTGTTCATAAGATAGCGGATTTAATATCATCCATGACCGTCCATTTGATGGAAAACACAGATAGCGGAGATGTGAGGGTTGAAAACTCGTTAAGCAAGAAACTAGATATAAGTCCGTACAGCCTTATGACACGTAAAGCGTGGATGTACAACATTGTATATACATTGCTCATTGACGGTGATGGAAACAGCGTAGTGTATCCAAAGGTTAAAAATGGATTGATAGATGATCTAATCCCTTTGAAACCATCACAAGTTAGCTTTGTAGATACGGACACAGCGTATAAAGTAAAATATCAAGGTAAATTATACAACTATGATGAGGTACTACACTTTACTATAAACCCTAATCCGGAGAAGCCTTACATCGGTACAGGTTATAGAGTTGTTTTAAAAGAGATCATAGACAATCTAAAACAAGCGACAAGTACTAAAAAAGGTTTTATGTCTGATAAGTGGAAACCAAGCGTCATTGTATCTGTAGACGCAATGACTGAGGAACTTTCAAGCCCAGAGGGTAGGGAAGGTATTTTAAATAAATACTTAAGCGAGACCGAAGGCGGAAAGCCTTGGATTGTGCCTGCTGAGTTTATAAAAGTAGATCAAGTTAAACCTTTGTCTTTAAATGATTTAGCAATAAATGAAGCCGTGGAACTGGATAAGAAAACAGTTGCCGGCATATTTGGCGTTCCTTCCTTTTTTCTCGGGGTAGGGGAGTTTAATAGAGAAGAGTATAACAACTTCATCGACACAGTGATATTACCTATAGCTAAAGGTCTGGAGCAAGAGCTTACTAGGAAGCTGATATTGGCTGATGACTGGTATGTCAAGTTCAACCCTCATAGTCTGTACTCCTATGATCTTAAAGAGTTATCAGATGTTTACTCCAACTTGTATATCAAAGGGTTGGCCCTTGGTAATGAGGTAAGAGATAAGTTAGGTATGTCTCCCATGGAAGGTCTTGATGAGTTTATCATCTTAGAGAATTTTATCCCACATACAAAGATTGGAGACCAAAAGAAACTAAATCAAGGAGGTGACGATGAATGAGGGAGTTAAACCAAACAAGGAGTTTCAGAACGGATTTAAACACAAGATCCGAACAAGAAGAAATGACAATTGAAGGCTACTTTGCCGTATTTAACACGGAAACCGAACTATGGCCGGGTGCTTACGAAGAGGTATCTCCAGAAGCGTTTGATAGAACATTGTCAAATGACATTAGGGCATTGGTCAACCACGATACCATGTTTGTCCTCGGTAGGAATAAATCTGGAACCCTTGAATTGGAAGTAGACAGCCGAGGCCTTTGGGGTCGAGTAAAAATCAATCCAAACGATACTGATGCGGTCAACTTATATGAACGTGTCAAACGTGGAGACATAGATCAATGTAGTTTTGGATTCCATATCTTATCCGAGGATGCAGATTTTAGAGACGATGGGACAGTCAAGTGGACAATCCGAGAGGTTGACTTACATGAGGTGTCTGTCGTAGCGTTTCCTGCCTACGATGATACAGGGATCCAAGCAAGGAAGAAAGAGGTTGCTAATCATAACGAAAGACAACTACAGCAACGTAAACATAAATTGAAAGAGAGGTTACAAAATAATGGGATTAAAGCAATTAACACTAAGTAAGAGATTAAGTCAACGTAAATCAGAACATGAGGAACTTTTAGAACGAGAGAAAGAATTGGAACTACGATCTGTCAAACTAGAAGAAGCGATTGAAGAAGCTGAGACAGAAGAAGATTTACAACTCATTGAAGAGAGTGCGGATGAGTTGACTAAAGAAAAAGATAGTTTACAAGAAGAGAAAACGAAATTGGAAAAAGTTATTGAGGATATCGAAGTAGAAATTGAAGAACTTGAACGAAGTGCACCAAGTAATAGTAAAGAAGAGACAAGCACTCGATCCGAGACAAAACAATTAGGAGGGGATTTCAGAATGGCACATAACAAATATGAAACACGGTCAGAAATGGTAGAACGATTAAATCAACCAGAGGTGCGTGAGTTTTATGCAACAGTAGCAAGTGCGGCCAAGAATAAACGTGCTTTAAGTGATACGGATGTTATCATCCCGGAACAAGTAATTAATATGATTCAACAACGGTTAGGAGATTACTCCAGCCTATATAAAGAGGTTACTGTTCAATCCTTAAACGGTACGGCACGTATTATCATGGACGGTGCCATCCCGGAAGCTATTTGGACAGAAATGTGTGATCCCGTCGAAGAACTAGCGAGTGGGTTTAGTCAAACAGAATTAGACGGATTTAAAGTAGGTGGGTATATCCCGGTATGTAATGCATTGATTGAGGATAGCATGATCCCACTTGCTAACTTTGTTGAGCAACGGTTAGCTATGGCGATTGCCAAAGCGTTAGATAAAGCTATCTTGATTGGTGAGGGTGCGGCTCAAAAACAACCGTTAGGGATTATCCCATCGTTGGCAGATGAGGCGGATCGTAACGTAGAGTCAAGCGGTGAGTTATCGGACATTGTTGGTAATATGTCGTTGATTGACCAAGGGGAAGATGGTCCTCCAGTTGGTGAGGTTATCGCAGTAATGAAGCGTAGTACGTACTACTCTCGAATCGCACCACAAACGTTTTTACCAACGTCCGATGGTCGTCTAGTCGTGCAAACAGCACAGTCACCACG